AAATCTCCATCAATTCCGGGTTCTGCTTTATCTGATCCATCATTATTGTGTCGCTCAATGTTTTCTGTATTGGCTGACCACTTGACCTGTGAGTTTTGCCCTGCAACATTTTTGTTGCGTGTTTCAAACTCTCCTCCTTGCTGTCCATTGTTGTGGGGGTAGGCAATGATCCAGACCCTAGAACGGAGGTGACAAGCACCTCTTTCCCTAGCACTAATAACTTTCCATTCTGCATCGTACCCGATTTCGGAAAGCTCCCCAAGAACGATTCCCATTCCGTTATTAAGCAACGCTGCCACGTTTTCCAAGAGGACGTACTTGGGTCGTACCATGCGTATGATTCTGATGAGTTCGTAGAACAATCCAGAACGTGTCTCTCGTGTAATTCCACGTTGTTGCCCGGCCAAGCTGACGTCCTGACAGGGAAACCCCCCGGTGATGCAATCAAATTGAAAAGGACTTGCTGTAAATGTTTTGATGTCATCGTGAATAGGTACGTTAGGCCAATGTTTTTTTAAGACTTTTTGACAGTATGGTTCAATTTCTACAAATTGTGTAGTTTTAAAACCTCCTAGTAATTGTTCTGCAGCATAGCTAAAGCCACCTATACCTGCAAAAGTATCTAATAATCTAAGTGTCATTTTTCTTCCTTACTATATTTTTCTAATAAATCATTAGCCGCTTGTTCTACATCAGCACCCTTCATTCCAATTGATTCTTGTAATCTTGATAGTGAGCTTTTTGGTGTAACGTCTACAGGTTCTTTAACTAATTCATCCTCTATTCTTACAACAGAATTGATTGCATCATTTTTGGGTAATCGTTTTGCAATGCGATGAATAACTGTTTTCTTAGCCATTTGGTCAAACCATTTTTGCCAAGGTGAATGTGGGGACTCGCTACCCCTTGCAGCTTTTTTGCATTGGTTTACCTCGTCCATATTCATTATTTCCATATACTCACCTTCGTTAGTAGTTGTAACTATGCAGTAAACACAAATACGCTTGCCCCGGTCACCAACTATTAATGGAATGTGTTTGATATGTGGATTACTTCCAAGCTCATACTCAAAACAATCATTTTCATAGACAACTTCTGCACAAATAGTTTTAATTAATCCGCTGTTGTGCATTAATTTAATAATACCTTCAACCATTGGCAGGTAATTAATTGTTTGTCCATATTGAACTGCGGCCGCTTCTCTACCATCCAAGTACAAACCATCTGTTGCGGCATCCATAAATGTTTGTATTAAACTCATTCTGTCTGCTTGTAGCAATTTTGAGTTCTTACTTACTGTAAGTTTTAAAACACTACTGAATTTACCTTGCATTTCTTTGGGTAAAACTTTATTAAATCTGTCTGCCATTTGATCAATTGTTGAATTCATGGCTGCAAGTGGTGTGATTGATGAAGTCATTTGTTAGCTCCTTGTGGTTTTGGTTGTGTGATTCTTAGTTGACGATATGGGTTTTTGGCATTTATGTATGTGCCAACCATATCTTCTGTAATTAATGTTCCTTTACTACCCTTGGTCATTCCGCAATTTACATTTCCATATTTAGAAACAATCTTAGATGCACCTTGGCTCTGCTCAAAAATTTGAGCTTTTAATTTATCTAGTTCTTTTTTATCATCTTTAATTGATTTGTTTAAAGTAACGTATTGATCAATTAAAGTTTCTACGTTTTCATCTGCAACCATACCTAGATCTTCTTGAGCCCTACTGTTTTTAATAACGTAGCTTGTGTCACGCTCGAAATTAATTTCCGGGGATCTACCTGTTTTTATTCTGTCCCAAAATATCTTCACCATATTTTTTATTCTGGTTTCAATAAGTGGATCTTTTTTTATGATGACAGTTTTTAATTCGTTGCCACCAACCAAGGCACATATGCAACCCCAAGAATAACCGCTGACTAATAACTGGTGGTGCAATTGTAGTTCTATATGCTCTGGAGCTTCAATAGTTCCATCGTCATGTTCAATCCACGAATTTTTAAATGCAAGCCAATCGACATTCTTTACCTCAAGTATGCCCGGTTCACTTTCGCTTGTGATCTTGTAATCAAAACTACTGCCTATGCGTAGTTCCGGGATTCGCATATACTCGTCAAACTGCTCAACTTTCCATCCCATTTTCTCAGCACAGCCATGTGCTATAGAATCCTCAAGTTGGCGGCCCCACATCATCCTTTCGTTGTCTGGAATATTAATAACGACTTTATCCTTCTTCTCGTGATAAAGCTCGTATTCTGATTTGTATGGTGACAAGTCAAATAGTGATGATACTTCTGTTGATGTAACATCAAGCAAACGATTTTCTAACCATGATTGCTTGTCTGTGATTGGGTATGAAACTGCGTTCATAATTTTAGTTCTCCTTGTTTTTCAATTTTTGGAATAGAATACTCAGCAACTTTTTTACCACTTCTGAGTCTGATCATTTTTGTTTCTATGTTGTGACCTGCTTCCCGGAGATCATTAACTCTGGCCGCTAGTCGTGAACAATTAAATAAAGGCTCTGCTTGTTTATGTGTAAGTGGCCCTATGTTTTGTAAGTGCCAAAGGATCTTGGCACATTGTGATGTTGTAGTAGACATTGGTTTTAGTTACCCCGGTTTCTAAATGGATCATGTTGGAATTTAATAAATTCATCATCAGATACGACATTAGATTTCCACATAGCAACTGTTTCATAATGTCCCATGAACCGCCATGTAGGTGAATCAATTGTCTTTTCTACCTCCCATGTGCCACTAAATTTGCGTTGTTTTTTATTTTCTCTGTCAAAGACCTTGCGATCAATTTCAGATCTGACCTCTTTGAGTATTTCGTAAAGGCCATATTCGTCATTTGTATAGACGGTGATTGTGTGTTTTCTCATTGGTTTAAAAAAGAAATGTACTGAGGGTGGTCTTGTAATTCACATTCAAGTCTGAGCTCTTCGTCCCAATCTTCTGATGTGTGTTGTAAATAAGGAAGGTTGGACAAATATGCCAACCTCTCCAACTTCTGTTGGTCATTCATCGATGACCCTCCCAGTATTCATAAACTGTTTTTGTGTTATTTTCGTTTATGTATGCCAAGTATTCTTTATCTAATACTTGTGTGGCTGCAAAAACTTTGTCTTGGTTGTGATAAACAAAAGGTGAATCTTCAATCTTCACAACATCCCAAGGCTCAGAACTGACTATGCCATGTTTATGGCAATTCTTGGCCCAATGACAATCAACTGTCTTTTCGTATTCATCTGATTTGTAAAACAACCAGTTCCCGGAAACCTTGATTTGTCTTGGATATACATCCTGACCAATCTTCTCACCAAGTATGATGGCAAGTTTTTTAAGGGTGAATTTCTTCTTCATTGATTTAGTAAATAAATTTGTTAGTGATCAAAAAGAAAGAGGGCTATAAGCCCCCTTACGGTTACAACTATTTAATTAAAGTTGACTCGTGTACCTCAACAGCAACTATGTGTGGGTCTACATCTGCGAATTGATCGCTGTAGTATCTGTACTGTTTTGTGCCTACTAATTTAGCAAGCTTTTCGTATTGGTCTTGTGCTTCACTAGGAAAGTCATCGAAGTGAGTACCTAGATCATCAATAAGGTTAAGCAACTGATCAAGATCGTTGTTGATAGTTTGCTTTTGTGTTTGTGTTAGTTGCATAGCAGTTAAGACAAATGTGTAAAAGTGGATTGCCCACCTGATATATAGTGTAGATGATTAGTCAACAGTTGTCAAATAATTAATTTTAAATGCTATATACTTTTTGTTGATTATATGTCAATATAGAAACATGGAACATACACAAGTCACCCCGGTTGAACTAGCAATCAATGAATTTGGTGGACTCCGAGAGTTAGCTAGAAGTATTAATAGAGACCCGGCCGCAGTATCTCGTTGGAAAAGCACTCACGGTAACATACCTTCATCTATTCAACGTAAGCTATTAACAATTGCATGGGATAGAGGTATAGAACTATCAGCCCATGAACTTATCTTTGGTAGAGAATGAATTGTTATTGGTGTAATAAAAAAGTTGTTTTGATTTTTGAAAATGACATAGAAAACACAGAACCTTATTCTGTTAGAACTTTACTAGAATGTACAAATTGCAAATCTCAATACTACATTTTAAAAAAAAGAGATCCTTTTGACTAACTATCTATTGCTCATTTGTCAATACTGATATATTCTTTGAATAATTTATAATTAATTAATGACAGCAATTACTCAAGTTACTAGAGAATACATTGCTGTTAATGATCAAGGCTATCGAATCAATTCCAGTCATCACAACTGTCGCATAGATCAGACGATAGTTGATGCAATCAGAGAATTAAGGGAAGACTTTGATCTTGGCTACGGCACTCTTAGTACTATTTTTTCTTTACCAAGGGGGACAATTGCAAAAATCTGTAAATACCAAATCCGGGGGCAAACTCCAGACCGTTGGAAAACAATCTACAAAACTAGGACGGCCTATATCTCAACCAGATCCTGAGATCTGCGAAAAGGTTTTAGAACACGTTGCTCTTGGTGGTACTGTTCGTGCTTTCTGTAGGCAAAAAGGTATGCCCTCTTACAGAACTTTGTATCGGTGGTTGGATAAAGATGAACAGTTTATGTCACGCTTCGTGTATGTGTCTAGATTTCTTGGAGCAAGAGCAATAGCAGAAGAAGCTTTAGCACTTGTTGATACTCCTCCTCCTGTAATTGGTGAAGGAGAGAACGCAAGGCTTGACAACGCTCACGTTAACTGGATGAGATCAAGGGCAGATTTACGTCTTAGGTTGTTGGCTAAATGGTATCCACAAGAATATGGAGACAAAGTTGGTATTGATGCCGGGAATATTAATTTAACTATCTCAACAGGCGTTCCACAGTAGATGAACACTCCTTTAGTTAAGCTTGAATACACGCCAAGAGCGTGGCAGAGGGAATGCCATTTAAAGAAACAAAGGTTTAGTTGTTTTGCTTTGCATAGACGTTCCGGGAAGACTGAGCTTGCAATAATGGAGCTAATTGATAAGGCCATGAAGACAGACAAAGAACTAGCCATGTTTGTCTATGTTGCACCGTTTCTGAGACAGGCTAAAGCAATTGCATGGGCAAGACTAAAGCAGAAGATAGAACCATTGCGTAGAACCTCTGTGATTGACATAAACGAGGGTGAATTGTCAATACGTTTTAAACATAATGGAGCGATCATTAGATTGTTTGGAGGTGATAACCCGGACGCCATGCGAGGATTAAGACTCGATGGTTGCGTTTTAGATGAGGTGGCTCAGTTAAAGAACGAGCTATGGACAGACATAGTTCAACCTGCCCTCTCAGACAGATTAGGTTGGTCGATATTTATTGGTACTCCATCAGGAATTAATCTATTCTCTGAGTTGTACTACAAGGCCATAGAGGAAGAAGACTGGGCAGCAGCAAGATACACAGTATTCGATACTGATTCGCTACACCCAAACGAGGTGAAAAGGTTGCAACGTGATATGAGTGAAACATCATTTGCTAGGGAATATTTATGTGATTTCTCAGCCCAAGGTGATGACCAGTTAATTGCATTAGCAGATACCGAAGACGCAGCAAAACGTGTATATCAGAGTGACCATGTCAAATTGTTCCCAATAATTCTTGGCATTGACCCAGCAAGGTTTGGGGATGACAGATCTGTGGTATTCAGAAGACAAGGTAAGCAAGCATTTAAGCCAGTTGTATATCGTGGTATAGACAACATGGAGTTAGCGTCACGAGTAGCCAATCTGATAGAGGAACATGACCCGGATGCTGTGTTCTGTGACGCAGGTGCAGGTAGTGGTGTAATCGACAGATTAAGGCAATTGTCATATGACGTAATCGAAGTACCTTTTGGTGGCAAAGCAATCAAACAACAGCAATACATCAACCGTAGAAGTGAGATGTGGTGGCTAATGAAAGAATGGATAGAAGAAGGTGGTGCAATACCTAACGACATAGCATTAAAACAAGAGTTAGCTACACCAATTTATTGGTACGACAATGTAGGTAGGCGTGTATTGGAAAGTAAGGATCAGATTAAGAAGAGATTACAGGGAGCAGGGTCACCAGATTTAGCTGATGCATTAGCACTAACCTTTGCCCTCCCGGTAGCCAAAAAAGTGCCAGAGGACATATACATCAAAAGACGTAAAGAGTCTACAAGTAAGACGGAATATGACCCATACAGCAGACTCTAATTTTATTCGTGTAGCACATGGTTTAGATGTAGAGCCATTGCTTAAATTATTAGACGATAAACCAGAATTATGGACAGAAATAACAGCACGCCAAAAAGTAACTAACTCACCACACAAAGATACCAAGTGCATATACGTCAGAGGGCCATTAAAAATGAGTTTGTACTACGTCATGCACGATTTAGGATCATATGACTACCCATGTATGGAGTATTTACAGACAGCACTTGTACCATTAATGCGACCAGTGTTGGAAAAGTTAGAAGTTAAGGAAATGGGTAGGGTACTTATTGTTAATCTTAAACCTAGTGGCCATGTAACTAAACATAACGACCAAGGATTGTATGCAGATCACTATTCCCGGTTTCATATTGTACTTAAATCTAACCAGTGGTGTAGCCAAACTTGTGGTGATCAAAAACAAAAGTTTGAGGTAGGCGAAGTCTGGTGGTTTAACCACAAAAAAATACACACAGCGGACAATGTTGGCATGACAGACAGAGTGCATATAATATTTGATTGTGTAACTAAATATCCTTTATGCCATTTACGAGAACAAGTGTGACCGTAACTCCAGATAGTACAGCTACTGTTAACAAAAGTAGGGTATCCAAAACGGAAATCAAACTTGCTACAGTTGACGAAATGTTGGCAGAAGCAAATGTCTTGTTTGAGGAGCATTACGAAGAGATTGCTCGTAACAAACAAGTTATGAAGCTAAAGCCAGATGAAGAAACGTACCGCAAAATGGAGTCGGCACGGCAAATCTTCATTCTCTCAGCAAGGCAAAATGATGTATTGATAGGTTATTCTGTTAACTTTGTCACTAATCATTTACATTATGCTGATCTACGCATAGCCCAAAACGATTTGTTGTTTATCGGCAAAGAACATAGGGGTGGCAGAATCGGTTTAAAATTGATTAGGGAAACAGAAAACCATGCAACATCACTTGGATGCAAACTAATGCTATGGCATTGCAAAGAAAACACCACTTTGTCAGCTTTGTTACCAAGAATCAACTACGGTGTACAAGACATTATTTATTCCAAGGAGTTATGACATGGGAGTTGTAGCAGCAATTGCCGCAGTTGGATCTACATTTGTAGCTGTTAAAAGCGCAAATGACCAACGTAAAGTACAAAGACAGGCATTAGAAGACCAACGTAAAGCCAATGAACGTGCAGAATCTCGTGCAATGGCAGAGAAACAAAGATCAGAACAAGAATACAACAGAGCCAATAGGCAAAATGTAGATGTTGAAAGTTCATTAGACGCTGCTGAATTGTCAGCACAACAGGGAGCATCTGGAACATTGTTAACTGGCAACATGGGAGTAGATCCTAATGAATTAAACCTTGGCCAAAACACATTATTAGGCGGTTAATTAATGAAAACCAAGAGAGAAAAACTACTGACAAGGTGGGGTCACCTTAGATCAGAAAGGGCTACTTGGTGGTCACATTGGCAAGAAGTGACAACATACTTATTACCGAGAAACGGACGTTATTTTGTACAGGATAGAAACAAAGGACATAGAAGACATAACTCGATATATGACAATACTGGTACTAGAGCGTTAAGAACACTAGGTGCTGGCATGATGGCAGGTGCAACATCCCCTGCAAGACCATGGTTTAGGCTAGGAACAGTAGATCCAGAACTAAATAAGTTTGCTCCTGTCAAGATGTGGCTAAATGATGTAACAGAACGTATGCAATTGGTGTTTCAGAAGTCTAATACATACCGAACATTGCACAGTATGTATGAAGAATTAGGTGCATTTGGTACTGCTGGGTCAATAATTTTACCTGATACTAAAACAGCTATACATCATTACCCTGTAACCATTGGAGAATATGCAATAGCTACAGATTATCAGGGCAGAGTGAACACTTTGTACAGAGAATTTCAAAAAACTGTAGGAGAATTGGTAAGAGAGTTTGGATATAAGAACTGTTCAACGTCCGTTAAGAATCTGTTTGACAGGGGTAACCTTGATAGCTATGTAACTGTGATACACGCTATAGAACCAAGGGATGATAGGGAACGTGACTTTGAGAAAAAAGATAATACCAACATGGCATACAAATCTTGTTATTTTGAGCAAGGCGGTGACGGCGAACAGGTGTTACGAGAAAGTGGATACAAAGAATTTCCAGCAGTTGTGCCAAGATGGGGTGTTGCAGGTGGCGATATCTATGGCAATTCACCCGGTATGGAAGCATTAGGTGACATAAAACAGCTACAACACGAACAATTGCGTAAAGCACAAGGCATTGATTACCAAACAAAGCCACCATTGCAAGTACCTAGCTACATGAAAAACAGAGATGTGGATAGTTTGCCGGGTGGAGTTACGTTTGTTGATGGTCAACAGGGCAAAATTGAGACAGCATTTAACGTAAATTTAAATCTTGATCATTTATTGCGAGATATACAGGACGTAAGACAACGTATTAATGGTAGTTTTTATGCTGATTTGTTTCTTATGTTGGCAAATGCTACTGATACAAGGATGACGGCAACAGAGGTAGCAGAACGTCACGAAGAAAAACTATTAATGTTAGGGCCTGTTTTAGAAAGGTTGCATAACGAATTGTTAGACCCATTAATTGATATTACTTTTAACAGAATGGTAGAAAGCGATTTAATACCACCTGCTCCTCCAGAATTGCAGGGTATGGAATTAAACGTAGAATTTGTGTCTATGTTGGCGCAAGCGCAACGTGCAATAGGAACAAACAGTGTAGATAGATATGTAAACAGTATGGGATTAGTTGCACAAATGAAACCAGATGTGTTGGATAAATTTGATTCTGATGCATGGGCAGATGGATATGCAGATATGTTAGGTGTTGATCCATCGTTAATTGTTCCCGGTCAACAGGTTGCAAAAGTACGCAAAGCAAGAGCAGAAGCACAACAAGCTGCTGCACAGGCTGAACAGCAACAACAAGCTGCGGACAATATTTCTAAGCTTGGTAAAGTAGATGCAGGTAATGCCATGGATCTTATGAATCAGTTCAGTGGCTACAATTCACCATCACCATTGGAGGTTTAAATGGAAAGAACACCAGACAACATTAAATACGGCGATATGACAGCCGAATATAGAATGAAATATAAACAAATATTAGAAAAAACAAATGCACAAAAAAATAAAAATAAAAATAAAAAAAAGGAAAGTGCTATAGAAAGAATTACAAGAATATTGTATGGAGGTAACAAATGAGTTTATACGACAACATACACAAAAAACGTAGAAGGATTGCACGAGGATCTGGTGAACGTATGAAAAAAAAGGGTGAAAAAGGTAGACCTACTGCAAAAGATTTTGAAAATGCTGCAAAAACTGCAAAGAAAATGTACCCAAAACAGGCATAGGTGTAACCGTAATCTTGTTATAACTAGATATATTGAAGCATGAGCGAATACAATCCTCTCGATCTTAAAAGTCAACAAAAATCTAAAGACAATAAAAAGTTTGAAGATAAAATTGACCGACAGAACGAGGAATCGGATATAAAATGGCTCATGAGCAGCAAGAGGGGTCGCAGATTTATCTGGAGACTTCTGGAAATGGCAGGTGTATTTCGATCATCGTTTAACACTAACGCAATGACAATGTCATTTAGCGAAGGTAACAGGAACTATGGTTTGCAACTCCTTAACCAAATCCACACTCTCTGCCCCGAACTGTATCCGACAATGATCAAGGAGCAAAAAAATGTCAGAAACGCTGATGACGGAAGCCAACCAAACCAATGAAGGCGATACGCAGCAGCCAGTAGACGCATCAACAGAAGCGACTACTGACACCGAGCAGCAAGCTGAAGGTGTACAGGAACAACAAGTTTCGGATGAAACCGCTGTTGAAAGTAAAACTAGCGAATCAGAAGCACCAGAAGGTGCGCCTGAGAAATACGAGTTCAATAGTAAGGTGGCTGACGCACCAGATGAACTCGACCCCGAAGTTTTAACCGCATTCGGTGATGTCGCTAAAGAACTTAACCTGCCACAAGATGCTGCACAAAAAGTATTAGACAAAGTCGCACCTGTAATACAGGCAAGACAGGCTAAAGCTATTGAACAAACTAAAGTCGAATGGGCTAATCAATCAAAATCTGATCAAGAATTTGGCG